CAGGAGTCACTCGCATGATGCGCTTTACCAGTTCCACATTCTCAGTTGATGCCGCCACAGAGGACGGCCCTAAGCGCACCATTACAGGCATTGCATTGCCTTACAACACCGAGGCCACAGTCTCAGGTGGCCAGACAGTTTCTTTTTTGCCGGGTTCATTGCCAACAGAAGGCAAAGCCCCAAAGCTCTACATGAGCCATGACGCATCGCAGGCCATTGGCCTTGTCACCGAACGCACAGATGACGATGAGGCTATGTACTTCACAGCAAAAGTCTCAACCACAGCCCTAGGCGATGAAGCACTTATCTTGGCAGCCGATGGGGTGCTTGACTCTGTGTCGGTAGGCGTAAACCCAACCAAGTTTTCGTTTAACGAGGATGGGGTCATGATCGTGGAAGCAGCCGATTGGATGGAGTTGTCACTTGTACCACAGCCAGCCTTTGCAGGTGCTACCATCACAGATGTTGCTGCAAGTATCCCCACATCAGAGGATGAAGTAAGCAATAATACAGAAACGGCACCCGATGAGCCTGAACCCACAGAGTCAGAGGAGACCGAAGTGTCAGAAACACCAGCCCCAGAAGTAATCGAAGCATCAGCACTTTTTGCACAGCCAAAGCGCAAGTTCGCTCTACCAACAGCAGGCGAATACCTTGCCGCTATGCACATTGGTGGCACAACTTTTGACAATGTAAACGCAGCAGTGCGCGACTTTGCTAAAGCCAATCAGACAGCACTTCAAGCAGCTGCAGGTGATGTTCTTACCAGCGACACACCTGGTCTTTTGCCAGTGCCAGTCCTTGGGCCAGTCTTTGATGATCTCAACTACATCCGCCCCGTAGTTTCAGCTGTTGGCGCTCGCGCAATGCCAGACGGTGGCCAGTCCAAGACTTGGATTCGCCCAACGTGGACAACTCACACAGATGTTGGTTCACAATCAACAGAACTTAGTGGCGTAACTGCTCGCACACCAGTCATTGCTTCTAACGTCGTCACCAAGACAACACTTGCTGGACAGGTCACCTTGTCCCAGCAAGATGTCGATTTCACGAGCCCTGCCGCTCTCGAAATTATCTTGCGCGACCTTGCAGGCCAGTACATGATTCAATCGGACGCTGTTGTATGTAATGCAATCCTCGCTGGCGACACAGCATCAGGTTCTACATGGTCTGTCACCGCAAATGACCCAAGCACACTTATCGCAGCGCTGTATGACGCAGCAACCGACATTCTCCAAGCCACAAACTTCCTGCCAGATCACATCTTTGTATCTTCTGATGTTTGGAAGAAACTTGGTGCACAGCTTGACGGCGATAAGCGCCCAGTGTTCCCATACACCGGTGCAGCAGGACTCATGGGTGTAAACGGAATGGGCACAGCCAACGTCACACAAATGAACACCTTTAACCCACTCGGGTTGAACTTGGTGGTCGATCGTGCATTCAGCGAAAACACCATGGTGGTAGCCCGAGGCTCAGCCATTGAGTTCTACGAGCAAGTCCGCGGCATCATGTCGGTAGAAGTACCAGCAACCTTGGGCCGCACATTCAGCTACTACGGATACGTTTCAACTTTCATTGCAGACGGCGACCAAGTTAAGTCAATCGCAATCGCTTAGTCCGAAAGGCGGCTACCGCCGATGGCTACATACACAGTCACTTTTAAGCAACTGCTAGACAACTACGCAGTGCTACAAACACTGACCGATACTGAAATAGAGGTGGGGCAATCCATCACTGTTACAAGTGTTGGCGCACCTTTTAACGGCACCTTTGTGGTTTATGCCATGCCCAAGTATGAGTACATCGGCATAGACACAGAAGGTGATCTGTTATTCAATAGCAATGTCAGTATCCCTAACCAGGTGCTTTTTGCTTGTACTGGTGATGATGTTGGCCGCATTGCATCGGCTGGCACTATCACCTATACGCAGAACTGCACGTGGATTACCACGGCTCAGCTGGTGACATATCTCGGCGTAGATATCACTAACCCCAGTGATGATTACACCTTGGCAACACAGGCCGCTAATGCAGCTAACGACTTTGCCTTTAGACGCAGGCAGGAGTCAGGCTATTTTGATAGTCTCGGGACAAGCCCGGGCCATGATGTTTCGTTGGGTACAGCAATGTATGCAGCGGCATTGTGGCGCGCGCGAGGCTCAGTTCAAGACACTTTTGCCACGTTCGATGGTATGGGCTCAGCGCCCGTCAGTGCCATGACACCGATGATTAAACAGCTCTTGGGCATAGACCGCCCACAGGTGGCTTAATGCCTGCCACAGGGCTTCTCAATGAGGCTATGCAAGACCTGAAGGCCACACTTACGGCAGTGACAGGCTTACGGGTAGTAAGCGACCCCACAAAGATTGTGCCTAACTGTGTCTTTCTCGATGCCCCTAGTTTTGAGACAATCGCTGGTGGTGGCAACATTGTGCGCGTCACCATCCCAGTGCGTGTTATTGGCAGTGGCACCGCAGCCCAAAATGTGCTGGAAAACATCCTGAGCATCGTGGCCACAGTCCTTGGCTCATCGGTTGTCATCATGGCAGGCCAGCCGTCATCACTAGAAATAGGTGGCGCTACCTACCCTGCCTATGATCTGCAGATGGCTATGCAGGCACAGAAGCAATGACATACGCCAACGGACTAGTATTATCTGCTAGAACTAATAACAAGTACGGCACCCGGCACCGTTTTACACAGGAGAATTAACGATGCCTACAAGTACATATCTCACTAACCCAACCGTAAACCTTGCGCCCACTACTGGTGGTGTGAAAGTTGATTTGACTGACCAGTGCCGCAGCGCCACTATCACACTTGGTGTGGACAGCCTTGAAAGCACAGCCTTTGGCGACACTGGCCATCGTTTCGTGCCGGGCTTGCAGACCGTATCGGTAGAGCTAGAAATGTATTTGTCCTATGGCACAGGCGAAGTTGAAGCCACATTGTTTGCCAACTTGGGCACTGGCACCACTGAGCTAACTATCTCGCCAGCAGGCGCTACAGAAGGCACGTCAAACCCTGAGTACACAATCATCAATATGCAGCTGGTGGACTTCACACCTATCACTGGCTCTGTTGGTGAACTGTCAATGATTACCGCGTCATTTATTGGCGGCACATACGCGCGAGATATCACACCCCCATAACCAAAGGAACCCGACATGAAATTAACCCTTTTAGTGGATGCTGGCGAAGGCCCGTACCAAGTGCAAACCAGTCTGTACGTCATTGTGCAGTGGGAGCGCAAATACAAACGCAAGTCAAGCACCATCGGTGAGCAAGGCATAAGCATTGAGGACTTAGCCTTTATGGCGTACGAGTCATCTAAAGTTGCTGGCATCACAGTGCCCGTCATGCTCGATGACTTCATTAAGCGTTTGGTGACTTTGGAAGTGGTGGATAATGATCCGGCAAACCCTACCCAAGCGGAACCTACCGCCATTCCCTAGCAAGTCTTTTAGTAGCCACAGGCTGGTGGCCACCTGCTGTAGAGTTTGATATTGCTGATCTAAACACCACGATTAAGCTGTTAAACGAAAGCCGCAAAGCATGAGCCTAGAAACAAGCGCCGAAATTACAGGCTTGAAGCAGGCATTGTCAGAGCTCAGCAAGTTAGATAAGTCAGCGCGCTTTAAGGCTGCCGCCAAAATTAAGGCCAGTAGCCCGGCAATGCTTGAGGAAGGCCGTAAGCAGTTCCCGTCAGAAATTGGCGTGAGCATGATCCGTGGTTGGGGCAACAAAGGCAGGCTGGGCTACAACAAAACCGCTGTGGACAAAGGTGTGCAAATCATGGTGGGTGGCCGTGCACGTGGCCAAGGCATCACACCGCTAGTTACTTTGGTGCAAAAGAACGCAGCTGGCGCAATGTTCAGCCAAGCAGGGTCTAAAAACAACAGCGATTTCTCACGCTTGCTTACTAACACTTTTGGCAGACCCCAGCGCGGCTTGTGGCGATCACGTGCGTTCATTGCTGAGCAAGGCACCGCTGACATTATGAAAGCCGTGGATGAAGTAATCGCTGACGCTAATCGAGCACTACAAGCAAGGACATCTGGCTAATGGCTATCTACCTACCAATCGTTACGCAATTTAACCCTAAGGGATTAAAGGAAGCCGAAAAAGGTTTTAAGGATTTAGAAGGCGCGCAAGCTAAGGCTAAGTACGCGCTAGGCAAGGCAAACAAATACGCAGCTGTAGCACTTGGTGGTTTAGTCGCTGGCCTTGGTGATGCTGTCAAGGGTGCTATGGAAGATGAGCAAGCCCAAGCGATGCTGGCGCGTCAGCTACAAAAAACCACTGCAGCTACTGATGCACAGATCGCTGGTGTTGAGGCATACATAACCCAGCAGGGCAAATTAAAAGGCGTTACTGATGATGAGTTACGCCCGGCAATGGCTGGGCTGGTACGTGCCACTATGGATATCGACGAAGCGCAAAAGGCCGCCAACTTGTCTATGGACATTGCAGCTGCTAAAGGCATGAGCCTTGAGACAGTCACTAAGGCTATGGAAAAGGCGTATGGCGGCAACATGACTGCCCTAGCAAAACTGTCCCCAGAGCTACGCGAGATGATTAAAGACGGCGCATCGATGGAAGAAGTAATGGCCGAGATGGCTGTCACTTTTGGTGGGGCTGCTACTGATTCCGCTAACACAGCGGCTGGCTCTATGCAGCGTTTAGGCGTTGCTCTTGGTGAGGCAAAGGAAGGTGTAGGCGCTGCACTGTTGCCAATACTTGAAAAGGCTTTGCCGGTCTTGCAATCGTTTGCCACGTGGGCACAAGAGAACCCAACACTGATCACGGCTGTAGCAGCTGCTTTTGGTGTTATGGCTGCCAGCATTGTATTAGTCAATGCGGCCATGGCGTTAAACCCTGCTGTACTGATCACGGCTGGCATTGTTGCTTTGGGTGTTGCTCTTGTTATGGCTTACAAAAGGTTCGATACTTTCCGCGCTGTAGTTAATGCTGTCGTTAATCAGGTGGCGCGTAACTTTGAGTTTATGGCTAACGCTTTTATCACCATGATTAACGTAGTTATTAAGGGCATTAACTTGATTAAGCCCGGCAAAGACATTGGCTCACTTGGTCAAATTAGCCTCGGCCGTTTAGGTGGTGAAGGTAGCGCAGCTGGTGGCGCTAACCCTGCAGGACTTGACTATAAAGCCATGGCTACGGGGGGCATTGTTACTAGCCCTACTTTGGCGCTTATTGGTGAGGCAGGCCCAGAGGCTGTTATCCCACTAAACAAGGCTGGTGGTATGGGCATGAATATTACAGTAAACGCTGGATTGGTTAGCACACCCGACCAAGTAGGTCAGGACATTATTGCTGCCATCCAAAAAGCCCAGCGTCGTAGCGGAACGGTATTTGCACCAGCATGAGCGTTCCTACGATGCAGGTGCTGGTGGGCTTTCAATCCACTACTGGCTTCGGTACACCTTTCATGCTTGACGATGCCTTTTATGGTGTTCTAGACACTGCAGGCCGCGGCACTTTAGGCGGTCTGACCTTTGTTGATCTCACAAGCCTTGTAGAAAATGTCAGCATTACACGTGGCCGTTCACGCCAGTTAGACCAGTTCAATGCTGGCACAGCTGTTATTGCTTTTGACAACGCCAGCCAAGTGCTTAACCCAAGCAACACCTCAAGCCCTTACTACCCGTTTGTGTTGCCACGATGCCCGGTACAAATCCTTGCTAACGGCATACCTATCTACACAGGGCTAATTACTGACTGGAACCTTGATTACGACATCAGCAATCAAGACATGATGTATGCGTCATGTTCTGACAACTTCACGGTGCTTGCTAACCAATCGTTGAACGCTGTGACCCCATCAGCAGAAGCCACAGGTGCACGTATTAACACTGTGCTGGACTTGCCAGAGATTAACTACCAAGGCGCTCGATCTATTGACACAGGCTCATCGACTCTTGGCGCTTTTGCTATCAGCCAAGACGCTAACTGTCTTAACTATTTGCAGCTTGTAAA